CACAGCATTTTGCTGGAAACCATGCGATCCTGTGCCTTTAGAGCACGCAATGTATTGGGACTGCTTCTCGCCCTATATTGACGTTCAGATTCGCCAAAGACTGCGCGGATTACGCGCCAAGCTCATTACACCCTCAAATACTAAAGAGTGCGGGGAATACATGTTTACGCTCGATTGGGGCTGGGAGAATAAAAGCGTTCTAGACACTAACTTTAGCGAAACGCCCGAACATAAATGTGCTCACGTCTTTAAAATGGATAATGGCAATTTTTACGCTTATCCAAACAATCGCATCATCTGGCATGATGACGCTTGGGTTTACAAACCAATTGATCAAAACCCAGGATATAAAATTGATTTAAATATTTACTCTGTAGAAAATAAGAGAAACAAGTTCACGGACTATAGCTACATGACTGAATTTTCAGATGCGCCAATCAATCATACAGAACCTCAAACTGCCGCAGTGCAAACTAGCACCATCAAAAATACCTAACGCTGGAGTAGGTGTTTTTGCTTTGACCGATATTCCTGAAGGATACCCTATATTTGGCCCTAAAGGATTCTTGAATTTTATTGAATGGGAGGAGATAGCAAACTGCGATTTTTCAGTCAAGCAATACATTAGAAACGTTTGCCACTCTAATGAAGTTGGTTTTTGGATAGACGGTCATTTAGACAGAATAGACATGAGCTACTACGTTAACCATTCGGAATTGCCGAATTTATGGCATGACAAAACTGCCGATGTTTATTATGCCGATAAAGACATTAAACAAGGAGAAGAACTTTGCTGCTTTTATCCGATTGAGGAGAGAGATTGGTTAACAGAATAAATGTGATGTTTCTGAAGGCCCGCCTCCACTTGTGAGATTCAAAAAGGCATACTTACCACCATCACTAATAATGCCGCTAGCATTTGTTACCTCTACATCGTCAACAACGAGATAGCCAGAAGTACCTGTTAACTCAATAGTTAAGTTTAAAATTTCTGTGTATGCGGTTAAGCCTGTTACAGTTATGCTTTGCGAATCCCATCCAGAACTAACAGTAAGAGTGCTTTGTGCGACTACGCCAAAAGTGTTTTCCACATAAGCTTTAACCGTACCATTTAACCCATACGATTTAGTCTTAAAATTAATCGTAACACTTGTTGCTGTGGTAGGTAATAAAAATTGATGCCTGAAGGGATAAGTGGCCTCATTTATCGAGTAAGGAGTAAGAGCAATTGATTTACCAGTACCAGAGAATGTATCTGTTGATACTGTAGCTGTACCCATTTTCACATAGTTTCTATTTAAAGTAGTACCACCAGTTCTGAACGTGCAGTTTTCTAATGTAGCCGCGAATCCCGCAAAATATTTTAATGAAGTTGTTGCGACAAACTGACCACCATCACCATTAAAAGAGCAATCTTTAAAATAAAACTTACCTTCACTATATAATGGTAAGTTAGTCCAGTTAAGGACTATAAATGATTGATTAGCAAAGTTTGTAGAAAAATAACAACCTTTAAAAGCTGCATTTGATCTGCCAGCAGCACCAACTAATATTTGAGTTCCAGAAGCAATTGTATCATCTTCAAAAACGCAATCATTAAAAATTGTTCCAGCTTCTAAAGAGCCAGCATTATAGTAATATCGGTAAAACCCTATAAATTTACACGCAGATATTGTATGCGCCACGCTTGTTATCCCTGAAAAAATTACAGCAGCTTGCGCATTAGTAAGGATTCTGTTTATTGCTATGCAATTTGATATTGTAGTACTGTTCAAAACAAACGCCGCTGAAGAATATACGTTTGCTGCTGCATAAAAACCTGCTCCCACAGATAAACAACTATCAACTGTAATTGCGCCAACTCCTGTAGCAGATGACTCGTTTCTACTGATAAAAGCAGGAAACCCATAAGCAAAACAGTTGCTTATATTCATATTACCGCTGCTAGTAGCTCTCGTATAAAAGGCATATCCTGCGCTATTTAATGTAGTACAAATAGCTATACACCCACTGACTGTGGTATTAGCTCCAAGCGCTCCATTTATCACTAAAAATGCATTATTAGCAACTCTAGAAACATACAAACAATTTGTTATTGTGTAGTCTGTACTTAATCTAGAATTGTTATTTTCACTGATTATACAAGCGACGTTTAACTGCGTCGATGGATAAAAGCTACAGTTATCAATTATAAAAGAACCTCCTGCTGTTATATCCACAATCCAGCCATTTCTAGATGTTGCGGTCGATGTAGCGCCAAAATTAGCTCCTATATCCCTAAAGAATACATTGTCCCAATTACAAGTCACAGGGCCAAAAAGATTTCCATACCAAGACCCTGTGGAACCTGCTGCGTTACGAAACACAAATCCCCTGTTCATGAGACACGCTTTTGCAACGTCTGGAACTGGTGAATAAGTCCCAACCGTTCTTACGTCATGTATATTGGTGAAGTTCGTTGTGCTAGTTACTGTGTTGCTGCTAACAGAACTAACTGTTCTAACTTCACTCGCGTTACTTGCTCTTGAAGAAGTGTACGCTACTTCTTGCCCCGCTACCCAATCAGGTGCCGAAGCTAATACGGCGTTTGCTTGTCCAGAATTAGCAGTTGAAGCTAAATCAATAACATAGTTTGAACTTACATCAGCACCATAAATGTTAAATGTACAGGGGCCATAAGCAGTGAATGCATTTAATCCAAAAGATGTTCCGTTAACAAAGTCAATTGAACCGTTAACAGGCGCTTCAGGTGTTCCTATTGTAAATTCAGATCCTGGGTTAACAGATATACTGCCTGAATTCGTCAAAGTTAAATTATTAGCTGTCCACCTCAAAGATGCACCGTTATTGATATATAACCCCGCTAGAGAAGTAGAATTATTTATGGTCATTGATATAGGCTGTAAAATTCCTACAGGGTTAGGAATTAGTCTCCCGCCTAGATATAAAATATCTGCTGATGTAGGCGTAACTTCAGTGTTAGTTACATATATTCTATCCCATTCACCAGAACCATTACCGCGCATAACCCATAGATTTCCAACCGCTGAGTTGATTACGAGTTGCCATCTCCATGCTTTTCCTGCTGTAAATACTTTACCTCCTTCTCCTAAAGAAAAGAAACACCAACCTCTAGCACCCGCTAACAAGGAAGCAGGGTATGTAAAAGTTTCATTACCAACACCATCTGTAGCATTCTGTACATTCAGCGATACAGTTAATCCAGGGGCACCAGACCAACCTCCTATATGTATTCCAATTGCTGTCACAGTCTCTCCTGCACCTACAAAAGTAGGTGAAGGGGTCGATGCTGTATTTATAGGATACGGATAGAGACCTCCAATCTGCAATGCACCAGCAGTGGTAATAACTGATAGATAGTTATTGCTGCCCATTATGTCAGCATCTGTTAATGCAGGTTTACTTACTAAGAATGCCATCTGTGTTTATTTCTAAAGGTTTTACATCTAAAGGTTCCATGCAAGGGGTATCAGTTTCTTCTATCAATACACTGCAAAATTTACCACCAGCAGAGATTAATTGATTTTCTTCTGGTATATCACCGTGAATTGGACAGTTATAGTAGAATTCCATAATTTTATATACTTAGTATTTTGTTGCTCCGATGGTTAAATTTAATTTAGTGATATTGCTTGCAGAGAGAACTTGAAAGTCTAAAATGTCACCATTTTGAATACTTACGCTCCAACCTGACAAAGTTGAATCCTCAGATTTAATCGCTCCTGAAATAGTCGGCAAAGATGTTGAACAAATGGAAGATGAAGTTGGATAAGTACTAAAATTAGATTTTAAAATATCAATTACGCATACGCCTGAGACATCGGCAACCATGGTAACATTGTTAAGCGTTGCATTGTAAGGAATAGATATTGATCCTTTGTCTCCTATTGTTATTGTGCTTCCTGCCCCATCAATAGTGATACCAATTGCAGTTTTACCCAAGGAACCTGTTTGAGACGAGGTGATAAAATTACCCGTTGCTGATTGTAGAGCATATCTATTGTCTGCCGCGCCAGTAGTTAAAAATGCTCCTGTTTGAGTGTTCGTTATGAAATTTCCAGTAGCGCCAGTTGAAACAAATTGCCCTGTTTGACTAGAGGTAATAAATGATCCCGTGTTAGACGCTAGCGCGTAAGCGGAAATTCCCGAAACGTCTCCAGTGGTTATTTGCCTAGCGAACCAAGCCCCACTTCCAGAATCATAAATAAGAGCATCTAAATTAGAGGCATTTTTGGCGTAAACTTTATGAAGCTCGTCAATTTCAAAGCCATTCTGAACTTTTACATAAACTTTACCATTGCTATTGTTCGAGCGCAAAACAACGCCTAAATAAACAAGATGATTATTACCATAAGGTTTATTAGCTAAACCATAAATTATATTTCCGCTAGTCCCAAGCCACATTGGATCGCCAGCATTTCCAGAGCTAGTATTAAAACCTTCTAAAGCGCCCTCTGTTACAACATAACCAAACTCATTAACTAATAAATCTTGAGCTAAAAGACCAATCGTTTTCGAAGATGTGCTTTCGCCAGTGTTTGAAGCTAATTTGATTAAAGGATTTGCGCCGTTTGCGTCATTAATAAAAACAGGTTGACCTCTATATATTGTTGATCCTTGGTCGTTTTTCGCGTATAAATGAACGAGGTCAACTGGACTGCCGCTAACTAAAAACCCAGAAGGATTACTAATTGGATAAAATTGTCCAGTTTGACCAGTAGTGATGAAAACGCCAGTTTCGGAAGGTCGAACAACACTGCCTGTAACATAATTTCCTGTTTGATCATTTAAGGAAGTTATTTGAGTTTGAAGATGCCCGCTGATGCCAGTAACATAAACTGTTGTAGCGTAAGAACTCAAATCAACACCAGTAATATAACCACTCGGATTAGAATTTAAAGGATAAAAAACTCCAGTTAATTCACCAGTATTTGCAGCAGTAGCTTCGCCGCTTAAAAGAACTCCAGTGCCATTAACAGTAGGACGAGAATAAAAACTCTTTACGCCAGAAACATCTTGATTTCCCGTGATAAAAACAACTTGAGAGTTAACGGCAAAATTGCCTGTTTCACTTGTAGAAACAAACTGTCCCGTTTCGCTTGGGCGCACTACAGAACCAGTCACAAACTGTCCTGTCTGTCCAGTCGTTACAAAAACTCCCGTATTAGATTGCAAGGCGTAACGATTATCTGCCGTGCCTGTTGTGAGAAACGCTCCTGTTTGATTATTGGAAACAAAATTTCCTGTTGAACCTGTTGAAACAAATTGGCCAGTCTGACCAGTAGTGATAAAAATTCCTGTTTGAGAATTAGTTACAAACACTCCTGTCTCAGAAGGTCTAACTACAGAACCAGTCACAAAAATTCCAGTAGCGCCAGTGCTGACAAACTGCCCAGTCTGTCCAGTGGTAATGAAGCTGCCAGTTGCAGACTGCAAGGCGTAACGACCATCAGCCGCGCCTGTTGTTAAGAATGCGCCAGTAGAAGAAGAAGTTACGAAAGAGCCAGTAGCGCCAGTTCCAACAAACTGCCCAGTCTGAGATGTAGTGATAAAATCACCAGTTTCAGATGGCCTTACAACAGAACCAGTTACAAAATTTCCTGTTGAACCTGTGGACACGAATTGGCCAGTTTGCGAAACTGTAACAAAAACGCCAGTTTCAGACGGTCTAACTACCGAACCAGTTACAAACTGCCCAGTAGCGCCAGTGCTAACAAACTGTCCAGTTTGCGAAACCGTGACAAAATTACCTGTCTGACCAGTGGTAACAAAAATTCCTGTTGCAGATTGCAAAGTGTATCTACCATCAGCCGCTCCCGTTGTTAGGAATGCTCCCGTTTCAGACGGCCTGACTACCGAACCAGTTGCAAAATCGCCAGTAGCGCCAGTCGAAACAAATTGACCTGTCTGAAAAGAAGTTACGAATACTCCTGTTTCACCAGTGGTGACAAAAATCCCAGTAGAAGATTTTAAAACATAACTAGAAAGATCAACACCAGTGATGTATCCGCTAGGATTAGCGTTTAATGGGTAAAATGCACCAGTTAATGTGCCAGTGCTTGCAGCATTAACAGCCTCGCCATTCAAAAGAACTCCAGTTCCATTTACAGTGGGACGAACAGTAAAATTCTTTAAAGAAGAAACTGTTTGATTGCTTCCAGTGTCTAAAAAGCCTCCAGTATTAGATGGGCGAACAACAGCGCCTTGAACATAACCGCTAGGATTACTTTTTAAAGGATAAAAATCTCCAGTAAGGATGCCAGTTTGACTGCTAGTTAAAAAAACTCCAGTTTGAGAGGTTGTGACAAAAGAGCCAGTTTGCCCAGAAGTTATAAACTGCCCAGTTTCAGAAGGGCGAACAACACTGCCTGTAACATAAAAAGCGGCTAAACTATCCAAAGCTCCAGGAGCGTGAGTGGCAGCATGAGGCGGTATTCCTTGCCCAATAGTTACAGGAATACTTGCTGGAGGATTAATTTGAACATTAATATCACTCATTATTCAAAACCCCCACCTTCTACTGTTACATCGCCAGCAAGAACCCTAATAGGGCAACCGTCGCTAGGTGGATAAATATAAACTTCGTGCTCGTAATCATCTAATGTGAGAGATGATGTTTGAGTTGCTGTTAAAGCCATGTTTACAATTCCTAATCCTGTGCTTGTAACTGTCGCTTCCCAATAAGGGCCAACTGAGCCATCCCACTTTCTGCGAAGAAAGCCGCTCACAGAGTATCCAGAAAGAGTGTATTCACCTGTTGAGGTGCTCAAATCCATCGAGTAAGAGTAACACGCTCCCCTTTCTATTGCGGAAGAACCAGTTAAATTGTAAGTGCCTGCTGCCATATCATTAAATTACACTTCAAATTACCAATTCTGCAAAAGAACTCTTCCCCATAAATCATTTCCTGTAGCGGCAAATAAATATTCGCCACTAACAGATATTTGACCGATTTTACCATTTGATGTGGAAGAGAGCGGCGGGTTAACAAAAGAGCAGAAAATTCCAGTTTGACCAGAGGTTACAAATGATCCAGTCTCATTTTTGAGAACATAAGCTCCAGAAATATCATCTTTTGTAGGAATTTCTTTCCATTGCCCAGATTGAACAAGTAAAAGTTTTTGTCCAGAAGCTCCAGTTTGATAAATTAAACCACCATCAAAAGTCGTTTCTTGAGCAGTGGCGTTACCACTATAAAACAATCCAGTTCGATCTTCAAAACTCAAAACAGGAGGAATCCCGAAACCATAATTTAAAACATCAGGCTCTTCTTTTAAATATGCTGGAACGCCAGAAGTGTAGATGTATCCGCTGCCAAAATCATCGTAAGGAACAAATTGATAATAAATAACTTGATTACTAGGAATCTCATCAGCGAATATAGAGAATGATTGACCTAAACCATTATCCAAGAATGGCACGTTTTTAAATAACGAAAAACCATCTAATGAATAATAGTCAACACTTTCACTAGCGCCAGTATAAACATCCACGCTTCTAGGAATGTAGTTAAAAGCAGCATCATCGCTCAAAGTGAGGCTAAAAAGAACTTCTCCAGTTAATCCCGAAAGAGTTCCTGTAGAAAAATCAGAAACTTCAACGTCACTTATTTGAGCAGGAATATGAAAAACCGTTGCTAAGACAGAGTTTTCTAAACCCTCGTTTGTGACATTAAATAATATATCATAATACCTTTGCGATCCAGAACTGCCAAAATAAGAAGCGTTTTCTTCTTGAGTGAAAGTAAATTTTAAACTCTCTTGATTAGTCTTAAAGTTTTCAGTAACCAAGAAAGGGTCAACATTTCCAACAACTGCCCCAGTTGTGTATAAGGAAGCTCTATAATAAAAATTAGCTAAACCTTGCGCGAACTGCAATTCATTATCAATAATGTTGTCATAAACATCTTGATATTGAAGAGTCACGGAAACATCTTTCGTGGGAGAAACTATAAAAGCAGTTCCAGTTCCAACTGGCGACTCGGAAGGCTTAAACGAATTAATAGGTTCTGGATAAGAAGGAGGAGCGGGTGGCGGAGGTATTGGCGGCGGCGTCGGAGGTGACGGCGTAGGTGTCGGCGTGGGCGGCGTAGGCGACGGAGTAGGTGGGGTAGGCGACGGAGTAGGCGACGGCGGCGGCGTTGTTGGCGGCGGCGTTGTTGGCGGCGGCGTTGTTGGCGGCGGCGTTGTTGGCGGCGGCGTTGTTGGCGGCGCTGTAGTTGGCGGCGCTGTAGTTGGCGGCGCTGTAGTTGGCGGCGCTGTAGTTGGCGGCGCTGTAGTTGGCGGAGCCGTTGTTGGTGGAGCCGTTGTTGGTGTTATTGGCGGTGGTGTAGTCGTAGCCATACTTATTTATCAAGCGGGGTTAATAGCGAATCCTTTTACAATTCCATTACTGCGTTTAGGAGCAATATAAGATAATACCTTAAACGTTTTTGCATTAGTGGCAGAAATTGGGTTAGGATAAATTCCAGTTTGCACAGCGGTCACTTTTAAAGTGTAGTTTCCAACTTCAGCTTGGTCTTCAAACGTGAATGAGGTTTCACTTGTCTGGACTTTAGTGCTCCTATATTTTGGAGAAATGAGTTCAACATTGTATGCGTTAGCCCCATTCACCGAGTCCCAAGAACCAGAGATGTCAACAATATCATTTTGCGCGTCGAAATTCCCAGTAGTAAAAGTGGTAATCAATGGAACCCCTTTTAATTCATAAATAAATTGGTTGGAAACTTTAAAACCAGAACCTTCATTTACGAAAGTGTCGCGAACAGAAGGGAAGTAGTTAAAAAACTCATTAAGGTTTTCGCCAACTTCGATTTCAGCGAATTTACCAGTATCAAATTTAGAAGCAATAACCTCGTATTCATTAAGGTTCAATTCTTTAATTGATTGAATCTTGTAGATTTCTTGAGCGGTGTTGGCTAGAGTAATGGAACAAGGAGTTCCAATCTTTGCTTGTTGAAGAAGAGGTAAGCCAGAATTAGAAGATGAAGAATCTAATATTAATTTAACCCCATAAGAACTAAAGTCATAACCAATGGCATTTAATGAAACATTCTGAGGAATGTCCGTTTGATAAACTTCAGCGATGCTTAATTTCGCAGGGCTTTTTGCCAAATTATAAAAGTCTTCTGACTGATATTTTCCAGTAGGAACAAGAATAGAAATTTGTCCAGTTAATCCTGTAGGGGAGAAAGACTCTGCCGAAACATCAATATTTGTGTGAACAATATTATTGGCAAGGTCAATGTCTAAAACTCGGCCAACATATTTTTTCAATGTTCTGAGTTCGTCATTAATAGCGATCAAGTCTCCTGGCCTACATAAGAGAGTTTCTAATCCAGCGGAGAATTGAACGTTTTGATCTTCATTAATTGTTGAATAAATAATGTGCTGACCAATTCGCTGTGCATGAGCGCGGCTAGTTACGCCAAACGTTTGAGCAGAAGTTCTAAGAATACCTCTTACTTTAATATCGTCAGGGTCTTCAACATATTCGATTTTCTCCTTGAACAAATCGTCGCGATCCAAATAAGAAACTTCAATAACATTATACTGCGAATCTCTACGACTGTTGGTATATGAGAAAATTCCATCTTTCACATTTGAATTGTTAAACTGAGCCATGATTGGCTTTAACCTATCATTTGTAAAGTTAATCTCAGAGTTGGAATAAAACATGTTACCTCGGAAAGAGGAAACAATGGATTGAACCATGTCAAATACGTTAGTCTTATCAGCAATAGCGCCATTGAAACCGTATCGCGGTTCTTTGCCGCCATTTGCTGATGGCACGCCAACAAATAAACCGTCACCGTCAACAGCATCACAGTAACGACCAATCTTATAAAGTTCCCAATAATTAACTTGATCGGGGTTAATAAAGTTACCCAAACCATATCTTCTGTTTATCAAAAGATCAAAAAGAATCCATGCGGGATTATCTGTCCAAGCTAATTTAAATGTGCCGTCCCAATTGCCATCGTAAACTCTCTTCTCTTCAGTGGTTGCTGACGCAAACTCAGCGGCAGTTAAATATCTCCTATCTTTGCCGTTTGGCAAAAGGGGAAAATAATTACTAGGCACGAAAACTTTCTTAAATCTGGCATCATAGCTTCGCGCAGGAATTTGAGGTAAGCTACGAGCGTCCAACTTCAACCCGCAAATTGTTGAATATGGGTAAGAAAACGGTAGGTTAACAACTTCCGTCACTTTTTCTAAAGAGATTTCCCTCTTCACAAGAGAAGAGTAACTCTCATAAGTTGTTCTATAAACGCGAACAAACCTTAACTGATCTGGTTGATAAGGGGGCAAAACAAGAGGAGCGGCAACATTTTTAGTGTTTCCAACAATGAACCGAGAATATTTTTGAATGATTTGAGGAGTGTTATTTTCATCTCTTCCAATGTCAATTGTCACTGGAGATTCTACAGAACCTCTTACTTGATACTCTCTAGATTCAGTTACAATTTCATCACCATCTTTAGTTTGGTAGCCAAGCTCAATTTTAAAGGCAATAAGCGAAGGAATTGATGTTCCAACTTCAACTTCTTGATCTTCTTTTTTACCAAACCTTCTCAAAAAAACAGTTTTATGAGCTATATCTCTGAGCACTCTAATGGAAAAACTCAAATAAACACTATCAACATTAGGATTATTAACAATATGTGTAGTAGCTATTGATGGCTCAGAATAAGCAGCAATGTATTGATTATTCCAATTACTAAATTTGAAACTGGCTCCTCTGAAGTCATCACTACCTTCAGTTCTTTCACTATATGCTATTGCTGATTTAAATAATGCGGCGAGCGGACTGTCTTCAAAAAAATATGTAAGTCTTTTGTTTGCATTATCATTATCAATAAATATTTCAAAACTTTGTAAACTATTTCTGTTAGTAATAAATCCATTTCCGTTAGAAGAATTTATCGCCGTTTTCGTTATAGGATTATTACTCCCAATTTTAACGCTTACAGTTTGGCTAAATTTTTTATTATTTAAATTAAGGCTAAAATATATGAAAGTTGAAGATGAATTGGTTATTTTAGCGTCATCAGGTACGTCTTCGCCTACTAAATTACCTTTAGCGTATGGAACATTAACAGAATATCTAAAATTTAAAATTTCAGCATCACTTCCTGTTCCTAAATAGGATTCAAGATATGTAAACGAACCACCTTTATTTAAAATTCTTCTATAGTTAGAATTTACAGTCTTTAACCAGCCTGAGCCAGCAGATGTAAAACCATTATATAGACCTGTGTTTGCAACTTTAATTAGATTAGCTTCTTCTTCGGAAATAGTGTCCGAAAAAAATCGCTCATTAACTCCAGAAATTCCTTGGCTAGAGTTTGGATTAAAAGAAGTGTTAATATAAGAAGACTTGCCAGCAAGAAGACTTTTTATTGTTCTACCTTTAGCAAAAGGCCCACGCAACTGCACTCCATAAGATTTGTCACTGTAAGTTTTAGAAAAAGCGCCGAGAGGTTTTTGCAATTCAAAACCGTCTCTAATCTCCATACTGGCGTTGCCAACATTATACTTGCTTCCACTGGAAAAAACTTTAAAATAATTAAGATTTTTTATTACAGCATCAATTGAATTTTTTAAAGGAACTTCATTGTCTTTATAAAGAAAAAGATAAACAGAACCGTTTAAATATGAAATAGATAAGTTTGCAGCTTCACCTGCGCTTAAATTAAAATAAGTCAAGTTTAATTTTCGCTGTGGTGGTAAAAATCTACGAACCTGCAACTCTGTAGATTCTAAAGGAACATAAACTTGATTAAATACATCGTCTTCTAAAACAGTAACAGTATCATAACTATAGTTTTCAATCAAAGGGGCAATCGAACCGTCTTTATTGAATGAAATCTTAACGCAAAAAAATGGATAATCAGATTCGAGCCTTTCTGGAATATCTGACAATAGATACGATTGGACTTCTTTTACTGAATTATAATTAAATTTAGAATTAAGAGATCGAAATTGTTGATAATAAACGTTTTGACTAGATACGTTAGTAGAATAACTTGACAAGCCACTTTTAATAGCTAAAATATCTTGATAAACGCTAGAGGCAATATCTAATTTTGAATTCAAAACAGAATAAGAAATTCCCGAAACAGAGCCAGTCAAATTAGCAACAACTTCAGAGCTTAAACGTTTTTCAACGAATTCATTATTCTCATAAAATTGACCAGAAAAACTAGCGCCAATAAAATCAAGGTGGCCAGTAAAAACTGCATCTCCAGAATATTGAGACGATTGTTTAATTGGAGCGTCTTCTAAATAAATAGCTTCAAATATGCCAACGTCTTCGACATACTCACCGCGTTGATTAACTAAACCGTCAATAACACCATCTGAAATAAGGTCAATACTCTCCACATATTCATAAGAAGAAATAGCTTGAAGGTCGCCTAGTTTCGGCGGCTTGAGAGTTGGCGGCGGCGGCGGATCAGGTTTTTTAGGGCCACCAGCACCAGCAAGATTAGATGAATATCTTATAGAAAAATGACTCATGAAAGTAAATTAAGCGAAGATGTTGAAATCAAATTAGAGTTAGAGTTATCAACGAAAGCTGATTGATTTGTTGATTTTTTAGTAGAAGCATTATTAAACTCGTCTCCAAGAGTCATATTTAGAGGGAATGATTTCACAGTAGATTGCACAACAAAAGAGCCAACGCGCAAACGTCCATAAACAAGAGGAACAGGATTACCTTGTTCAAGAATATTTTCTCGGTTACTAAATGCTAAAGATCGGTTTAATGCAGCGCTTGTTGCTTCTGCTCCAGGGATTTGTGGATATTCCATTTTGCCAGCTTGAACATAAGAGTAAACAGCGGAACCAATAGACAGAGCAAGACTTCCCCAAAAAATCAACCCTTGAACTAAAGTAAAACCAAGAAAACCTGATCCTAAAATACAAGGAACAAAATCTATTTTTTTAATTTTATCAGAAAATTGTTCATGGTTTTTTACCCAGCGATCATTCACGACAAAACTATAATGAATATTTTTTTGGGCTAACTTTTTAAGCTCAAGAGGAAAATCGTCATGATTAGCCTCCATAGCTAGCAACAAATCTTTCGGTCTGGAAAGCGCCATTTTATGCACTTTACCATACTTTTTAGCCAAAATACCATGGAAATGAACTTCTGTCATAATAAACCTTTTACCTTGTTCAGAATATTTACATCTATTTCATGATTTTGAGGCTCATAAATCGCAAATTTATCAGTTAGAAGGGAATAAATAAGAGAAACCAAACAGCAAGCATCTGCATTTGCTATGTCTAAGTCAGAAAATTCCTCATTAGAACTAGGGTGCGAATGAAAAATAAAAAGAAGTTCATTTTCACTTTTAAATCTTAAAAAATCCAAAGGATCAACGCAAAAAAACGAATTAGGATCAGGGGATCGGTTGGCTAAAATTTGAGCCACGAACTTGCCATCTTTAACACCAATGAAAGCGCAGCACTCAATTGTGCAATATTTATTGCTATGATCCTTTAAAAAAGAAAGAATGTCTTTGAAATTATTTGCGATTTTTGTAGGTAGCTCCATATTGATATTTGTCCGTGCCTGGGAAACCTCCGAAGGGTAAATAAGCATTTGATGCATCAGCATTAAGTGATGCTGGCACTAAATTGTAAACAGTGTATAAGCCACTGGACTCTCCAGAATAACCAGAATAAGTGATGCCAGTGTTAGCGAATCTTTTGCGGCAAGAGTCAACAGTTTTAGAGCAACCGTCTTTTTCCCAAGGCGAAGCATCTAAGCTTGGGTGATTGTTTTCATCAGCCCTATGATTTTGCTTGCAAACATGCCACGTTCTATATGGGTCTTTGTCCGTGCTCACATAAGCTACATCACCACTATAATAAAGCTTTCCATAGTTCCACTCGTTCTCTGTAGTTTGAAAGTTGAAAGCGCCTGTTGGAACATGAGTAAAATCAACATTGTTATCTTGACAAACAGGGCGACCAAAGTAATTGCATCCCAAACCTCTATACTGCCAGTAGCAATATCTTGACAAAACTAATCGCCCAGGAATAGTGAAATTTTCCAAGTCAAACGGCGCGGTTAGCTCAAACTCTACAAGTGACCAATTTTCCTGAGTCTTTTGAGAAATGATGTAAGAATCTTTGCTGATTTCCGCAGTTGGGTCAGAAACTCCATAAGGATTAACGCCGCCGTCAAAATTAACGTCATCAATGTATTTGAGGAAAATCTTGATTCTTTCAATGCGAGCATGTTTGAAATCATTTTTTCGGCGCAATACTTGGCTAATTGTCAAGCCATCGTTTGAGATTCTAATCTTTGGACGATTAATTCTGTTAAAAATGTTTGATTCAAAATCCTCAACTTCAACAGCGATAGGCAAGTAGGGAATGCTGTTCAAGACGATTTTGCCATTCAAACCATTTGAGCAAGGATGAAATGGAAAGAAAGAGTCTGGCTCATTCACCGTATCGTAGTAGAGCTTGTAAAACTCCAAGATTGCTGTTGGCTCCAAATCAACTAAATCATTGGAAATTCTATTGTTAATTGGCATGACTATAAATAATAACGAGTGTAACTATAAATTACACGAATTTCTGGGCGATTTCTCTGAAGAGAAAAAACTACTACAACTTTATCTCAAATTTTATGAAAAATCTAAACCACTTCCTGTAAGGGCCAAAACTGTTTCTGGCCAAAGAGAAGAGTGGGTTCGTTATTTTAACAAGCTGATCGAAACAAATAAAATAATCTATGCTGAATCAAATGGCCGCATTATAGGTTTTGTAGCTTTTGATCTTAAATTAAGTTCTTTGGAAGTGCCAGAAGATTTAATTGAAATGATTCAGGCAAAACCTCAGTCACAATTTTGTGAGTTTGTTTTCGCGGCCTCTGATTCTTCACTATCTTTGCTTAAAAAAGTGGTCGCAGATATTTTTCAGTTGCTAAAAGAAAAGCACGGGGTATTATATATAGTGGGCAACATCAACCGCGAACACAAAAAGAACAAATACATTAAAACTATCCAAAGAATTTTTGGCTTTAAAGTTTTTCAAAACTTCGCGCTGCATGATATACCGTAATCGTTTTGACCGAACAGGAGAGTGTTCTGAAAAAGGCCACGATGCCGAAAGCTTGTTTATTTCAATTGCCGAAAAACAAGGTTGGAAAGCAGTAAAAGCTGATCGAAAACAGCAGCTAGCTCACATTGATGTCTTCCTAACTAAAGAAAACTATCCAACACATTCTTTAGATATTAAAGCTCAGAAGAAGATCAAGAGAACCGATTCTGACGTTAATGACGAATTGATTTGGGTAGAGTTTTTAAACGTCGCTGGAAATGGCGGATGGCTAGTTGGAGCGGCTGAATACATTGCTTTTGAGCGCGAAAATGATTTTATTATAGTGAATAGAGCAGCTTTATGGAAACTCTGTATGGAAAAGGTAGATCAAAATGCCAGAGTAACGCAATCCAAACACGCGCTCTACAAGATATACCAGAGAAAAGATCGTAAAGATGAAATTTCAATCATTAAATTTTCAGATATTTTTGAAAACTTGAAATTTAAAGTCTGGCCAAAATGTTAGAGATTTCTTCTTGCAAGAACAAATGGATTTGGAGCTTGATATTTATCAGGATTCCAAAAAATGCTAGCACCTCTCTCTACAAGCATTTGGGAGATTTTAATTTGGTCAAAAAGCACGAAAAGTCTTTTAATGTTTTTCTCAAGAATAAAGTTTATCGCGGTTGGTTTTCCCCTACTCACGCGAAACCTAATGAAATCGCTCAGGTTTTAGGCAACGCCGTGCGCAATTACATGTCTTTTGCTGTTGTTAGAAACCCTTATGATCGAATGGTTTCCATGTATCGTTTTGCGGTAGAAAATGAATTGGGTAAAATCTACGGCATGGATTCAGACATTTCTTTCACGCAGTTCTGTGAAATTTTAAACGATAAATATTTAAATAAAGATAAAAATTTCATCGCGACCCACTCTCAAACCGAGTGGACAGAAGGCATTTTTACTCCTAATTTCATTTTAAAATTCGAAAATTTGAAAAAAGATTTTGAAAATATGCTATTAGAATGCAATATAAAACATATAGCGTCAAGCATTCCTCACGAAAATTCATCCAGCAGAACCCATTATAGAGATTACTATAACTCTGATTGTAAAAAAATAACAGAAAAAATCTTTGAAAAAGACCTTGACACTTTCAAATACCTGTATTAAAGTATTCCATGATCGGAAAAATTAAAATTATTGGAGCAAATAATTCCACCCATATCGGATGGATGGAAAAAGATTTTGAAAACTGCAAAATCATGCACGAATACGATAAGGTTCACAAAGTTTCTGTTCCAGATCGGGGCGAGTTCACTTTCGAAATCACTAAGACTTTCATTGTTGAAGATCATTTTATTTTTGAAGGCTATGCCAGCATCGAAGATTCCCTCGGAAAACTAGCTTTTGAATTTCGTATTGGATGAAATTTCTCATCATAGACTCTCATAAAGGTTCAATTAAAGAGCCTCAGAACTTGCATTGGCTCAATGCTAAACAAATAAAAGACAATTTAATCTCTCTTGGGCATGAAGTTGATTTGATTTGGAGCTATCCAACAATCAATGAAAACATTAAAAGCAGCTACGATAGAATTATTTTTAACCATGCTAGTCATTACTCTTATGTTGATTACGCTTGGCTACAAGGTAGTCCAGACGCTAAACTTTTTCACATCACAAATGAATACAATTTAGGCGAGCCAAGAGCCTTGTGGATGGCGTTGAAAAATGGTCGCCGCTACGAAGTAATTGCCAATCATCAGCCTCAAGTGAGTAAAATTGTACAAAAATATGTTGAAAATTGGCACTTTGTTAATTTAAATACCTTAATTTTTGATCCTATTCTACCGAATAGACAGAAAAAAGGATGCATTTACTACGGCTCTTTTAGGAAAAATCGCGAAACTTCATTCCGTAAATATTTAAAAGATTATGTCACCGTATCCACCCATATCAAAAACAGAGAAAAATTTCAAAACATCGGAGTCAACGGGCCTTTCATTGATAGAATCAATTGGTCAAAAGATGGCCTCATGGATTTTAAAACTTCTCTTTACATAGAAGACGAAATCACTCACGAAAGCTACAACTGCTTGGCGAACAGATTTTATGAGAGCCTCAACTACAACGTTCTTCCTTTGTTCGACGCCTCTTGTAAAAATACCATTTTTTTGTCTGGTTATGATGTGCCTGATTATTTCATCGTTGATAATGAATCAACTTTGAGAGAGTTGAGTGAAGACACTCCTGTTTCCTACCAATGCTATCTACAACGATGGAAGGAAAAAGCGGCCAACGAAAAAAGAAACACGTTGACAAACATCGCAAATATAGTATGTTAATTTCGGCTAAGGTAAACTAACTAACAAACAATAAAAATAAATGAGCAAGCTAATTGCTAATGCAATTGAGAAAGCAAAGCCAGAGCAGATTGACCTCTGCTGGGCAATTCTAAAATACAAGGAAATCGGCGTTTACCGAAAGGTAAAGTCTCTTTGTTCAGCATTCAATCTTTCATTTGAAAAGGTTATCGCTGAACTCCCACAAGAGGAAGGTCGAGTGATTGATTGGGAAACCCGTCATTTCATCCACGATTGCCTAATCGAAGTTTCTAAGTCAAACAAAGAATAAATAAATAAAAAAATATGAAGCAAAAGCCAGGAATTAGTTGGTACACAGTTTATAATCAAAAAGGCGATCATCAAGCCTCTTACGACATGTGCTTTCATGAAGCTTATGTTTGGGCACTTGATTGCGCGAAGCATATTGGAGGCTACATTTGCGAATGTGGTGATGGCAAAGAAGAAATGATCATCTTCAACACAAAGAAGGGTGAAAATTCTTGATTCCATTCCTCTTGTTTTAGAGCTTTTAGTCACATACTTTAAGCTCCGATGCAAGATGGCAACTTACGAAGTCATTGAACGCTTTGATGCTCGCCTAGACTCCCTCGATAAAAAGAGGGAGTCTCTTAGGAAGATTCCTACGCCAGAAGCTCAAAAAGAAGCTTCGAAAATCACTGATGAAATTGTAGAAGAGAAAGTCAAATTCAAACTATTTTGGGAAGACATTTCAAAATGAAATATTTTATTTTAATTTCAACGCTGCTTTGCAGTTGTTGTTCAAGAGAAGATAATGTAGAAAGGCGCAGAATCGAGCAACCAGAAGCTTTATTCTTCGGCCCACGCACAGCAGTAAAACAAAATGATGGCAGCGTTTATATTTCAGGAGACGTTGTAGAAATCTGGCATTCTGAAAAAACAGTAGAGCGTCTAGAAAGAGATTTAGCGCGATTCGATCCACAATAATAATGAATAACACATATATACATTTCTATTTTACTGTATGTGCGTGTAATTATATTTAATGAAAAAAGTCACATATCAATGTCCAATTTGTCAAGAAGAAAAAGAAACTACAGAATGGCGTTTTAAAAGAAAAAAAACTTTATTTTGTAAAAATTGTGTCACGATAGGCACTCAGAAAGGCTTAAAAAAACCTCAATTCAGTAGAGAAAATAGTGCTCGTTGGGGTGGTGGGGAATATATATCATCAGATGGGTATAAAATGGTTAAAGCGGAGGGGGAATATCACGATTCAGGTCGTCAAAAATATAAAAAAGAGCATATTTTAATTTATGAAAAAGAATTAGGTAGAGAACTTAAAACCCAAAAAGGAAATATGGGTGAGCAAGTTCATCATATTGACGGAGATAAATTAAATAATAATTTTTCGAATTTACTTTTATGCTCAGATACCCAAGAACATCGTTACGTACACTGTCAGTTAGAAGAAGTCTCATTTGAGTTAGTGCGTAAAGGAATCATCATTTTCGATAAAGAAACAAATAAATATAAAATCAATGAAAGCAGAATTACTTAATCACTTTGGCAGCGATCTTATGATCGCTAACATTGCCAGAGTTTCATACAATAAAGAAAGTTTAGAATTTGGAGAAAAAGACGCAAAATTGATTAATTTTCTCGCCAAACATGGTCATACGTCACCATTTAGGCATCCTCAACTTCAATTCCGAATTGAATGTCCGATCTTTGTAGAGAGACAGCTTTTTACTCACCAAATTGGATGGGCAAGAAATAGTATTTCTGGAAGGTATGTAGATTTTTCTGATTCGTATTGGTTGCCAGATCAATTAAGGTTGCAATCAAAAGATTCAAAACAAGGGAGCGCTGAAGATATTTCCAAGGATGCAAACGATTATTACCTATCTAGGATGAAATCTGTTGTAGATTACGCCAAAGAGGTTTACGATGAAATGTGCAAATCTGGAATTGCAAAAGAACAGTGCCGAATTATTTTACCTCTCTCTTTAGAGACTAAATTTATTTGGACTGGTAGCTTGCAAGCGTTTATACATCTCTGCAATCTTCGCCTTAAAAAAGACACTCAGAAAGAAACTCGCGATCTTGTGGATAAAATGCTTGATCTCGTAAAGAATATTGAAGGCAATCCCTTTAAATACACTATCGAAGCTTTCGGTCACTAAAATGAATGCTAATAAATTTTTAGAAAATTTAAAATACGAAGCTAGCTCTTTTGCGCTTTGGGATAAACATATTGAAGCAAACGTGCTCGATGCTATCGTTCGAGCTTTACAAGATGCGCTTGATAATGAACCCCCTCAACCTTATATTGAGGACGAACAAGTACCCTTTTAACATGGAAAAAATTAAAGAACAAAGCCTTAAAAGCTGGGCGGACGACAAAGAATGGAACTCATTTTTTAAGCAGTATTATCCATACCTTAAAAATTTAGCCATCAATCACAACCTTTCTGCGCAAGACGTTGATGACGTTGTTCAAGAAGTGTTCGTATCAATGGCGAAACAGTTCCAAAACCAATCATTCGATTCTGGCAAGGGAGCTTTCCACGCTTGGGTAACAAAGTTTGCGAAATGGCGCATCATCGACATCATTCGTAAAAATAGAACAAGAACCAATTTGATTACAAGTGGTGACGATATTCTAATGGAGAGTCAGCCAGACACTTCCCAGAATATCGAGAAAAAATTTGAAATCGAGCACCAAAAAGTAATCATTAAAAAAGCTCTTAAAAATTTAAGAGGAAATAAAAAAACAAAAGAGTACAGCATCTTTCACGCTTTTTTCATTCAAAACATGTCTCAAGAAGATATTATTAAAAAATATCATACAAACTCAAATAATATTTATCTTGCCAAGCATAGAATTTTGAAAAGATTGAAAGAAGAAGTTCAGAAGCTATCTGAAAAAGATTACGCAGTTTAATTTTGTCTTGACATTAGTGGGGATAGGTTTATAGTAAAACATGAACCTATCCCTTTGCTGCATCTCCAAAACACTATCCGATAACGGCCACAGCTTTCGCACAATGACTTACACTCAGTTTGCCAAGCTACCGTTTGACGTTGCGATTAGCGAGCTTTCTGAGCGCATCTTGCAAAACTTCAAGATGACACTTAACACTATTCGCTTTTGCCAACTCAATGACATTCAAGGTTATCGAGTCTCTTCTTCCCTTGCCCCTATTCTTACTCACAAGAATGTTAATCTACGCATTGCAGACCTACCCAACTACTCTGCTATTCGCGCAGTTTGCGATTCTATCAAAAGCCTACTAGCTGCCAAACCACTGCGTTTGTCCGCT